AAGTGCTATACCAAGGATTGCCCTGTAGGACAGTTCATTGGCCTGGGTTCAGATGTGTATATGTATCCCAAGCATTTCAGGCAGGCGTTGAAGACTTTGGATAAGGACGAAGTCCTTTACTTTAAGTCAGCGCGGCATGGATTGCTTGCGAAGATATCCGTTGAATGTTTCCTTTCGCGTCCACATGTTGAAATGGACGGCTATGATATTGCTGCAGTTTCGTTTGGCGGCGTCTTTTTGAAAGCCACTCGGAACATTGTGAAGTACTTCTTGACCCAACATGAGATCAAGAGTATTTTACGTGGAGCAAATACAGCCGTTCGCCTTGATGTGGCGTCATTGTCACGCGACAATGAGTTGAAGCGTGTTATTCACATGTCACCGACATGTGCATATCAGGCTACAGGATGTGATGAGAGAGCAGGAACCCAGATCAAGGGATTGGTCAGGTACACAGCACCAACAGTAGTTGGTGATTGTGGAGCCCCATTGACATTGGCTGAGAGCAGGCATTTCGGTGGTCGTTGTATCATCGGAATGCACAGCGCTGGTAGAGATAACATTCACGGACGTGAAGGTTTCTCTACCATCGTGTCCCAGGAAGTTGCCAGGGAGTTGTATACACAGCTCAACACTTTCTGTGACGTAGGAGCGACAGTTCTTGATGAAGAGTATCCTTTGCCCACTGGTCAAAAGCTTGTCGAGTTACAGACAGCTTTGGATCAGCGTGGCATTACTCAGGGTTCGTTTGAGTTGGTGGGTGTTTTACCAAAACCGGTGAACATGCCAACTAAAACGAGCCTTAAGCCATCTCAGATGCAGAAGGACCAAGTGTTTGGCCCTGCTCCATCTGCTCCTGCGGTTTTACGACCAAAGGAAGTGGATGGTGTTTGGGTTGAACCCATGGCCAAGGGATTGGCTGCATACCAGACTGATTTGGTGTGCAAGTCACCTGAGGACATGGAACCCATAGTCAATTTGGCTATGCAGAAGCATTGGGAGGCAACTGAGAATCATCCTCGTTGCTTGCTTTCTTTTGAAGAGGCTATCGTTCCTCCAGTACAATGGAAGATGAAGCCTATCAACAGGAAGACAGCAGCAGGGTACAAGTATGCCTCGTTTGTTACGCCCCAGTTACCAGGGAAAACAGCGTTCCTCGGACATGAGGGCGACGTTGATTTTAGTGAAGCCAATGTGAATTTGGCTGTGGTAAGACGTGATGTAGATGCCATCATTGCACATGCAAAGATGGGAGAGCGTCTGTTGCATTTGTGCACAGACTTTCTTAAGGATGAACTCCGTCCTTTACACAAGGTCGAGAGTGTTTCGACGCGCGTCATCTCAGGCGCGCCGCTTGACTACACTATCGCAGTCCGGATGTATTTTGGTGCATTCATGGCTGCGATGTTTGACACTTATGTGAAGAACGGTATGGCACCTGGGATTAATCATTACAAAGAGTGGTTTATGATCGCACAAGCTTTAGCTAGTGCGGGAAAGGCCACCTTTGATGGTGATTATTCCAGGTTTGACTCGAGTGAGATGCCATGGATCCACATCCCATTGTTGAATTATATCAATCGTTGGTATAAGCACAACAACCCGGATTGGAGGCCATGGCACGACACCGTGAGGTATGTGTTGTGGATGGAGTTGGTTCATTCGCGACATATCACCGGTATGGGCAATTCCCTGTGCTACATTGTGCAATGGAATAAGTCTTTACCAAGTGGTCACCCCTTGACCACAGTTGTGAATTCCATGTATTCCCTGGTGACCTTGACAGGTTGTTATGTTAAGGTCACTGGGGACATGATTCACATGTGGAAGAGGGTGTGTTTTGTCACTTTTGGTGATGACAATGTCAATTCCGTTGATGATGAGCTCAAGGATGAGTTCAACCAGGTGTCCGTCGCGAAGTATATGACTGAGTTATTTGACTTAACATATACT